CTGCAGCTACAATACTAGTAGCCACATTCAACGTACCGGACATATAGCCATCTTTAAAACGCAGGGCGTCTGTGCCCAAGTCTACTACGTTTGTAGTCTTAGGACGCAGTACACTGGCTGTAGCAACCACATCTTGGGTGGGGCCAATTACAAGAATAGGTGCACCTTCTGCCGTAGTACCGTCATGTGTGTGACCAGTGCTTGAACTAAAAGCATTTTCTACTTGGTTAAATTCATTGTCTAAGTCATCTGCATCAATAACATTACCGTTAGAAATATTATTGGATGTGTCTTGTCTGTTATAACCTGCCATAGTTTTTCCTTACTGTCTGTCGTTTTCTTTAAACTCAAATACGGCACTATCAAGTACAAAACTAGAGCTAGTGCTATTGTCTTCAATACGTAAAGCTACTGTATTACCAGAGCCTATTATGTTTTGGGTAAATGCTTGTGTGAATGCTTTACCAAATACTGCTGATCCATACAGGGATGTTGTATCACCGTAGATACCAGCTACACCAGAGCTTGATGTCATATTGAATGTTGGTGGTTGTATCTTAACAGGACTAGCCTGATTATACTTTACGGAACCAACTATGTCAATAGTGCCTAGAGGTTTAATATACAAATCTAGTTTATAAAAAGTTTTACGTTTCTGTGGATCTGCTATAGGCATATAGGGAGTTTCAAATACTGCGTCTATAGAATCCCCATCCCTACTAGATCCATTTTCCATTTGATAAACGTATCCATCATTGTTGGCAAATAGTACTAACTCTACATTATCTACTATCTTAGAGTCACCTGAGTATACTTTAAATCCTTGTAACTCAGCCCATTGTAAACCTTGACCGCCCTGATCTAAAAATTTAGTACCTAGCACACCTTTAGATGTAGATACCTTATCCGCACTGACATAGCTAAAGAAACGATATTGTGCTTTCTCACGGACATTAATTGCTTGATATGTTTGTGTAGAGTCTAGTAGTTTTTTAACAGTAGGTCTAATGTTTTTAGAAGAAACATCCAGCCCAAAGTCACCTATGTTAGCAGTAGAACTGATGGTACGTAATCCATCGGGTGCCAGAAACATTACATCGCCACCAATTTCTTTGATGGTATCCGCCCCAATACAACCTAGTTCTTCTGTTATGGGGCTAAGTCTAAAGTCTGCAGATGTAGTACCCGATAGGTTAAATATCTTATCTTCACAAAAAATAATTAGGTTATCCCTAAAAACTTTTAGTCCGGTAATGGTAGAGTTTAAACCAATGGAACCCGCACCATTAGCAGGATCAAAATCAGAATCTGTATATGGTGCTGTAAATACAAGCTCAGTACCTACGCCAAAGAATAAAGTACTTTTAAATGCCTCAACTACCGATGCACCCTGTACAGCAGTAGCACCTGTTCCAGAACCTGTAATGTAGCTCATGGTGTCTGTGCTATTAGTATAGTATGCAGGGTAATTAATACCGTCTACAAATACTATTTTATAGGCATTGTTATACTTGTAGTCTGCGTGTCTTGCTTTAGTAAAAGTAATGTCTGCTGCAGTAGCTAGAGATGTCCATGCTGGTACACTATCTACAGCATCTAATAAGTAGTACACACCACTTCTTGCTGCAATAACTTTCTTCCGACTACTCTCACCCACAACACAAATTGTTTGGACAACATCAGAGCCAGTAAGTTCCGCAGATGCAAACTTAGAATAACCTAATACTTTTTTATAACCCCCATCTAAAGACGGTTCAAAGTTACGAAGTACAGAAGCCGTACCGACACCATTGACACCTTGTTGTAAGGGACTCAAGTTAGTAACGAGGCCACCTGATAAAGGCACAAGAAAAGTTTGCCACTGTGTAGCCATGTTTTATACCTTTGCAATATTTATGTTGTTTACGTTTTTAACAGTAGAACGAACATAGTCGTACCTATTAATGTACAGACTACGCATTTGTTTAATGCCCATAGCAAGTTTTTGCTCAGACAATTGTGCAGCCTGTAGATCCCCACGAAAGGTGTACGCATAGTACATTGCACCATCTACAATAATATGTTTAAACTCTTGGGGAATACTTGGTACGTCATCTTGTAACTCTAAATCCACAGGATTACGATAGTATTCATACACAAGTTCATACGCATTATTGGGTGTGGGTACAGTAATAAATTCTTGGCTAGGTGTACGTACAACATAACGAGGGACACCTTGCATACTGTCAGACGTATTGTACTCATAGTCTACATACTTATCTAAATACTCTTGATAAGCCAAGTTCTTTAGCTTAGTGGTACTTACGTTTAATGTATCGTTACGTTTAATACGGAAACTATCCATATTAATTGTTTTTACGTCATAGGGATAGCCGTATCGTGTAGTACCTGCAGTAAGGATATCTTCCTCTTCTACATGGTTCCAAGGCCACTCAAACTCTTCGTGATTAATATGTCGAATAGAACTATTGACAGCATCTTTAGCAGTACTGTAATAGCCTGTAGCTGAAGCAAAGTTGGAAGTAGTAAGCTCTACTTCATTTAACCTACGGTTTACTTCGTTCACTAGACCTAAAAAATTATATGCCATTATTTATCCCTCGCACGTAGTCGAATGCTTCTTTCTACCACCAAAGAATTGCTATCTGTTATTTTACAGTAGAATAAATAGTTAGTATTATTTATACCACCAGCTATATTTGCTGTAGCCACAGTACTTGTATTAGTTGCCGCAATAAGTTGAATATTGTTTACAACACTTCCACCGGGTGTTAGTAATGTTTTAGTTCCATCTGAATCTTCAACATACCAAGTAACAGAAACAACTGTTGCTTCACCTAGAAAACGAGACCAGTCTACACTGTAGTCTAGGGTTTCATCTGGGTCTTTGTTAGGCCACTTTAATGACATTATAAATTCCTTTAAGCTGCTACGTAAGCTTTTCTACTGTTGCTCAGAGCTTCTATATAGACAGTCCTACTTTGCTCTTCCTCTACGTATACGGTTCGACTACCCGATTGTGCCTCTACATATACTGTTCGACTCTGGCTTTCTTTTACGTATGAAGTTTTGGTAGAAAATAACTCCCGTAAATACACGGTTCTATTTCTGCTATAGTTTTCCTTTATAGCTTCGTAATCAAACACAACGCCACTAGCAATAAGATTGTTTGTATTTATGTTTCCAAATACAGCATCAACAATAACTACAGTTGCAAACCTAAATCCTACCTGATCTACACTAGTTGTGGCTATAACGCCATTTAAACTTGTCTGCGCATCAGCTTTAACTATTGCTGAACTTACACTGATACTAGCATTAACACTATCTAAACTTGTCTGTGCCTTGCCTGTAACTGCTACTAAATCTACAGTAGTATTAGCATTAACACTATTTAAACTTACCTGTGCCTTACCCGTAACTGCTACTAAACCTACAGTAGTATTGGCATTAACACTATCTAAACTTGTCTGTGCTTCAGCTCTAGTTACTACTGAACCTACACTGATACTAGCATTAACACTATCTAAACTTGTCTGTGCCTTGCCATTAACTACTACTGAATTTGCAGTAGCATTAACCGTGACACCACTTAAACTTGCGTTACTTTCAGAACTAGTAGTGAGTATTCCTATAGAAGATGTTACGGCTCCCAAAGTTACACTTACGTTAGCTTGGGAAGCTGTACTTAAACTACCTATGGTCCCAGTAGATTGTGTACCTGTAAGTACTACTTCTACATTAGGAGATTCCCCAACTACGTTTACAGTACCTAATTCTGTATTTGCACTTACGCCAGTAAGTACAGCTACTATGTCAACATGTTCAAAGCTTTCACCGAAGCTAGATACGGAAAAAGGATTCTGAGAAAATAACATTAGCTTATATTGGCTGACTTAACTACACAGGTAAAGCCAATACACGAATCGGCACTTACTGAGGATAGAGAGTACGTAAATGCAGCAGGATCGTAAGCTGAAGAAGTTAATTGAGTATGGCTACCAACACCAATATTAATATTGGCACTATCCTCCTCCTCTACAGTAACAAAATCTGATAAGTCTGGACTTGAATATGTACCCACA